ACATATTGTTCTGAGTCTATTGTAACAAAGACTTCGTTTTTCTTTTTAATAATTAAGTGGGTCATGTAAATCCAGCTTGGAATTTATGCCATTCAATTGAGTTTTTGATCTGATATGTACGATTTGATATTTGTTTGAGAATACTTTCTGTATAATTTATCATTACATCATAGTATTCAACTTTTAAATTTGCCTCTGACACTCGATCATCAGCATCCATATATCTAATTAATGCGTCTTTATCTCTAACCTTCTTTGGAAATGGTTCTTTTTCATACACCTCTGGATCTGCTTTACCAGAGTAGTATTCATATCTTTCATGACGAACACTCTTTTGTATCTTCTGAGCTTTAGTTCGTAATAAAATTAAATTGTTTAATATCTCATGATATTTAGAATGCAGTTGAGGAACCTTAATTGATTCTTCATGCATATTGTCAATATCAATCTTACAGTCCTCTTGCCACATGGACTGAATCTTATCAAGATTTATCATGTAAAATTATTTTTGTGGGTTATTATCTAGTCTAACACCGTTTGGATCAGTTATGTTAAATATGGTATATTTAAAAGTTACAGATGCGGTGAAGAAATTATAGTCACGAGTTGTAACATCAAAGTCTAATGTTGAGAGTGAAACTGGAAACGCATCTTTAAAGTTTACATGAATACTTGGTCTATAATTGCTACTTAAAATTTGTAAAGTAGCGTCCGAGTATTGAAAGTAAAGAGGGTCAGCTTCATCACCTACACTAGCATCAGTTCTGATGTCATCTTTTTTAAGTTGATCATACTGTCCTAGTTTTTCTGGATATCCAAGTCCAGTAATCCATTTGTAGATTGCAAGATAGTTCTCCATCTTTTCATCTACTAGAAAACGAACGGTCAAATCGTCATACAAAACCTTATCGCCAGGCACAGGAATATCCTTCAAATAAGTTGGTTGAATCGCAGTTCCCATGCTTATTTGAGGTATGTTCGCAGATTGGCAAAGAAAATCAACCTTTGGTGTTTTAGTTAGTATTAACTTAAAACCAAGAGGAGACATATAGTTCCTATTGGCTATTTGTTTGTCAAAGGGTGATACTGAATCAGTCATTTACTTTTTGCAATTTTTTGATTCTCTTAACATAAAGAATCTCAGCGGGTGAGTATAAAATTGGATTTTTCTTTGATCTTTTGATAATAAGTTTTGCAGCTTCTTTATCGTCCATGTTACTATTTAGACACAAAAAAAGAGACCCTTTCGGGTCTCCGTAAAAAATATGCAATATGACTTACATAAGGTTTGTAACAGATACTCTTCTGTAGTAACGGTTAGCGTTAACAGTAAGTGTTCCTGATCCTTGTGTTGTACCTTGTGAGAATGGGTTCTCAACCATTCCGTAACGAGTCTTAAAGCCAATTTTTGGTTGGAATGTATCCTGACCAACAGCTCTAACCATCTGTAGTGGAACGTAAGGACAATAGAATAGACCAGCATCGTAAGGTGAAGTACCTTTGTATCCGATAACATAGTACTGAGTTGCAGCACTGTTTGCAGCGAATGGATCGATGTACACTCTGTACTTACCGTTGATAACACCAGCAAATGTATTACCTGTGTCGTCTACGTTTAAGTTAGCGTTAAGAGCAGGGGTGTAATCTAGAACACCAGCCATTGTTAATGCAGAAGCAACGTCAGCAGAGCAAAGGATGATGTTACCCTTTCCACGACGAGTTCTTTGTGCAATAGCGTTTGCATCTCTTTCGATCTGGAATAGAAGTCCTTTGAACTTCTCAACAGACCATCTACCATTTGAGTCAACGTCTAAGTTGAATGTACCAGCAGATGCTACGTTAACCTGAGCACCAGTCTCAGCAGTTTTGTAGATTGTTCTGATAACTTCTCTGTTGATTTCAGCAAGAATTTCAGTTGATAGAATGTTTGCTAACTCAGCCTCAGCGTTCAATCCGTGGATTGCCTTAAGGTCTTGAGCTAATTCTAAACTGTACTGTGCTTTTAGAGCTCTTGACTTCGCAGTCACAGTAACTTTCTCGATTGAGAAAGCCATCTCGTTGAAAGTCTTACTTGAATCTCCGAGATCTTCTGCGTCGTCTGTACGCATACCTTGACCAACATCATATGCAACTTGTTTTGCATCTGTTGAAGGGTTAAGAGCGCCTGGGTTAGTACCTGACTGAGCAGTTGTACCTAAACCAGTTGTAACAGATGTAAATCCATCTGTATATGTATTCTCTTGGTTCTGTCCAGAGAATGCTGAATCTGGCTCGTTGAAGAATGCCTCTGTTCCAAGCATGTTGTTAGCATTTGTGCCATCAACAAATCTGGATCTCATTGCGAAAATAAGTCCTGTTGGAGCATTCATTGGTTGAACACCAGCGAGGTCATATGCCACCAAGTTAGGCATAGATCTTCTAATCAATGAGATTAGAACTGGGTCAAAACCTGCAACAGGGCCTGTTGCAGTTGCACCACCAGAGAAACCAGCACTTGAACCAGTGTTAGTATTTACTGTTGGAGCTTCTGAGAGGAATGATCTTTCCTCATTTAAAAATCTTTCTTGGTTCTCAAGCAAGACAGCAGTTACCGCTTTACGATGATTGTCCTTGATAGCATCAATTCCATCATGTTCTAGAAGGGGCTTCCACTTCTCTTGCAATTGTTCTGCGTTGCCAAACATTTGCGTTTTACCTAATAAGTTTACGTTTGATTAATTAACAAGTTGAGATTCACTTTTTAGTGGCATGGGATAGTGCCTGGATGTATGCCGCCATACTACCAGAAACATCTGGTGATGCAGCGCTTTCGTTTAACACTTCCGAGTCACTTCTTTTTGGAGCAGCCTTAAAGTATGACTCTTTTAGAGTCTCAAGCTTTTCCTTATAAGATTCTTCACTTTCAAACTCAACACCTTCGGCAAGTGAAGCGAGCTTTTCCTTCTGAGTACTTGATAAGCCTTCAGAAACATCGGAAAGGATGTTACCACCTGTTGCCTCGGAGAGACTCTTAGTGATAGCTATATTCTTTTCGATTTGCTCGTTGAGTTTTGATTCCATTTCGTCAAGTTTGTCTACCATATTCTCAACGACATCATATTTATCTTCAGGGATTGATACATAATGTTCTTCAAAGAGACCTCTCATTCCTTCGAGGAATGATTCAGTCATTTCGGTTCTAATTCCACGCTCTACTTGTAGTGCGTTTTCTTGTAACCACTCGTCTGCGACGTACTCTAAGTAAGAGTCAACACGCTCGACAAGTTCGTCTTTCATGCCTTCGACCTCTTCTACGAGCTTTGCTTCGTAGTGAGCTTCCATGGCTTCTCTAAGTTCGGTAACTTTAGACTTTAGAGCAGCCTCAAAAATTGTTTTAGCTTTCTCTCTAAACTCTTCGGAAAGTTCCTGTCCACCGAGAAGTGCATTAACATCGTCATCGATGTCTACTTCATCAGTGATTTCTGGAAGTTCAGTTACTTCCTCTTCAGTAACTTCTTCCTCAGCAACTACTTCTTCTTCAGAAGTTTGATATTCTGCAACTACTTCCTCTTCGGTCTCGACTTCTTCCATTTTTGATTTAGCCATGACACCTTTTACTGATTTAAGATTTGCTGCATATGATCCTTCACCAGCTGGATCCTTTAATTTATTAGAATCGTCTGTTGGTGAATTGTTTTCTGGAGTTGGGCCACCGAGGTCTTCATAACTCACGCCTGCCATGGTTTGCATTGGCTCAGCTGGTTTTGCACCCTTGGTTACGGCGTTCTCCATTTCTTGTAAATTTTTCCCACGGGACATTTGAACTCTCCGAATTACCTTTGTATAATCTGTTTTTATTTATATATTTAAAGATTTGCTAAGAAATCTTCAAAGACGCTTAATTTCTTTTCGTCTAATTTGTTCTGATCAACTAGAGTGTTGATACGTTTGTATGTTTTAGTTGCAATCCTCTCACGAAGTATACCACCATCCCATACCCAATCCTTTCCTTCCATAATGCCATCTACGAAAGCGTCTGGAGCAGAGGGATCTGCAACGATATCAGCAGCAGTAGCAAGAGTAAAATCTTCTCCCACCACACTGTATCCTTCGTTAGTCTTATTTAAAGACCCTACACCTCTTGATGAAACACCAAGTTTAACACCTTCACCTAATAAATTAGATGCGATTTTACCCATTGGAGTGCTAAGAATCTTTGCTTTTCCTATAAAATTGTTTCCATCTTCTCTAAGAGATACAATTTTATGGGATACTCTGTCAAGATTGACAGTCGGGCCATCTGGATGACCTAGTTCTCCAAGAGCTCTACCTTTCTCAACAAAGTTTTCGTTATATCTTCCAACTTCACGAGCAAGAGTTTGCATTGGATACATTCTACCATTACGATTTTTTATTTCACCTTGAAGGAATACACCTTCAATAAACAAGTTTTTCTTACCGTTGCGATTCTCAACAATAACTTCAACCTGTTCTATTTCTTCTGTAATGAGTTTCATTATTGTACTCCTGATATTTGAACTTGTTGAACATATAATTTACCAGATCCAGAATCAGTTCTTGCAGCAACGGTCAAAGTTCTTCTCGCCTCTGCTGCGGTTGTCACCGCATTGTCTGAGTTAAGAGCTCGACTATCATGATCAACTGTTAATTTTGCACCAAATTGTGC